GATGGTCAGAGACATGCGGTTAGACCTATCGGTCTGTTAGGTTGGTGAAATCGGATGCCCGTCTAACCCCCCTGGTGGAGGGCTGCCGTCTACGCAGGCGAATTACTTCGTCCAACGCGGTCGGCTGGGGCGGCCTAATCCTTTTCATCTTCTGCGCCAGAAGCGACATTGAATCGAGGACTCGCAGCAGGTTGTCGAACTTAAAATCCGACTTCCATGCCAGTGTAGGCGCGAAGGCGCCCACGTCTCGGTGCTTGTAACTGATGGTCCGAGTGAGAGAGGGAGGGGGTGAAGCACTATCAATCGAGATAATGCCAGCCTTACCCGGAGCTACACCACGCACGCCGTAAACGACGCGCTGGATGCACTCCCACTCAGTAACAGTCGTCATACCGATGTTGGACAATCCCATGTCTGGAACGAGTGCGCCGAGGTAGTCCCCGACGTTTGCGAACCAGTCAACGATGAACGAATGAGATTTCAGTTCCCAGAGTACAGTGACTAAGTCTTTGTACCCGAGGCCCAGCGATCCCAAGAGCGTTAGCTCAACGTTGTCTAGACTGATAGCCTTGACCGTGACCTTAGAGGTCGTAGTCATGGTTCTCGTGAATGAAACGGTGGCTGCATCGACGTAATCGGACAGAGCAGCAGTTTGTTGGCTGCTCCGACTTTGTACGTCGCGCGTCGTCCGCAACATCCGGCCTAGGGGGGCGTCCAGTCCCAACAGGAGTGCCGAGATGTCTTTGACAAGGGGGCCGAAGCCATACCTTGTCAGCAGATACTGGCCAGCAGCCTCGTCCGAAAGCGATCTCAAGCGTGAGCGAGAGGTCGTTCTTTTGAACAAGACATCCTGGATACGGTGAGCACGGTCAAGGATCTCCTTGACCATGCCGAGGGTTTTGTTTACCTCGAAGAGAGCCTCATAGAGGTTCGAATCACCATACTTGCCTCTCTTGGAGAGGCAACCAGTTTCCGCAAGACTCCTCAAGCTCGCGACTTCGTCAGCTGGGTAGGGGACCCTTGCCAAATCTAACCTATTGTCGAGCATGGGCAAGCCCATCTCGGCACTACTGAAGTACTGACTGGCGTTTTGAGTGCCAGATTTCCTCCGGTAAAGGATTTGATGTTGGTTCGGGGTTCCCACACACCAGTTCTGCGAAATGTTCCGCGCAGTCCAGCTAGCGTCTCCTCCTCCGCTGAAGCCCACCTTGACTCGCGTCATGGGGTGGAAGCGGTACCCAGCAAGCCCTTGTGACTTGCGCGGCGGGTCACCCGCGATGTCATCGATTGTGTCAATGACGCCGAAGTTGCCCACCGACGGGTTGGATCCGTAGACCCACCACGTAGGAGCCGAAGAACAGCCTCCGCCGAGAACTGCGAAGTTCTCAAAAGAGACTGGACCGGTGAGGAGCGTAACATTCCTGTTACGAAAGCGCTGCTGGTACATAGTACTTGGTTGGGAGTAGAGACTTGAAAGCCCGTGAGGGCTTTCGCGCATTTAGGCTATCGCTTCACAGCGGAGCCAAGGCCGGTCTACGACTGGCCTAAAGGATTCCTCTCAAGTGTCTAGGAAGGAGGGTGCTGGTGAGCTAGGGTATTACAACCCCTGACCACCGCCACCTCCGACCTCGACACAGCGTTCCGCCTTGGATACGACACAGAGAGAAACCCCCGAGTTGAGGTCGACGACGACGAAAGCACGCTGATTTCTCAGATCTTCCGTCTCCATCGACCACCAAGCGATCAATTTATCGATCGCTTGCAGGTCGCTCCCGCTAAAGGTGTGATATGGGTCAAACCCATACACACCCCTAGCATAGAAGCGACATGCCGGCTCGGACAATCCATCATCATAGCTAGGGATGCCCTGAGACAGAAGTCTCGTGGCCAACCCGCATTGTGCGGGGTCCCACTGCAAAACGACTCGAATACAAGAGACGAGGCGTCGAGCAGTGCTAACGCTCGGGTAGTAACCCTCCTTACGGACGGTCGTGATACGAGCGGAGGTGGTGGAAAAGGTCTTCATGTGT